ATATTGTATAATTATTCATATTTGATATAAATAATAAAGAAGGAATAAAACAACATAGCACTAATATTATACTAGCTATTGTAAATGTGAATATATCTGTTATTTGAGATTTTTCTTTATATAAAACTTTTAATATTATAAATTGCATTACTGTATATAATATTTGAAACCACATATTATATTTTATAAAATGTTTCAATAATAAATATTCTATAACCATTAATAAAACATATAATATTCTGTTTTCTTTTAAATCTTTTGCAAATATCATAAATAATGCAAAATAAATCGCTTCTGGTATTTGCCCTAAAAATATTTCTAACAAATCCATATTAAATACCTATTACATCATTTTAACTGTAAAAACTATTGCTCCTACAACTACTGTTATTATTGCTCCAGCAACTGTTTTCCACAGCCAACTTTGATTATCCTCAATTTTTTTCACTCTGTTTTCAAGAGTTAAAATATCTTTTTCAAGAATATCATTTTTTAATTGCTCTTGAATTGGTCTTTCTTGTAATAAAACTTTAATCTCTCGAATTCCAGATTGAATTTCAGGAATAGATGTATTAATTTTTTCTTCTATTTTAGACATTCTGTTGTCTAATTGGTCTACTCTTTCATTAATATCCATTTGAAATTCTCCTATTAAATTATATATATTTATTATATCTGTTTTTTTGTTTTTGTCTAGTAGTTATTTCTATCTTTATGTATTAATTAAGATTTTCTAATCCACATATATCCTACTACTTCATATGGTTGCATATTATTGTGCGATTGATTACCACCACTATTTTTTGTATAAGAGCTATATGTAACTTGAACATTTGACCCTGTTGTTAATCCTCCCAACGGAGTTAATCCCGCATCCCAATAAACGACTCTGCCACTTTCTTGAAAATTATGCTTGTGTTGAGGCATCTCTTGTACGGTTAATGTGTGTTTCTTTTCTCCGCCTACATTTCCAATTGTGTTCAAATCTGTATCATCTTCATCTAAACCTAAACAAACTCTTCCTTTTAATCTTTCCCAAGTTCCAAAGCCTAAGATTAATTTTGGGTCTGTGTTGTCTTGAGTTATATATGTTGAACCAATGGGGAATACTAATTTTAATAAATCTGTAAATGCTGTTTGTACATTTGTTTTTAGTTCATTTATTCCACTTTCTGCATTATTTTCCATTTCTTTTAAATTTCCACTATCAAGTGGTGTACTTGTATCAGGGTCATCTTTCCACCCTATTCTATTTATTGTAATATTGTCTAAGTTAATAGCCATATTCTATTCCTCCTTATTTTCTAATCTTAAATATCCATAAACATTTAATACTGCCATTACCATACCAGTTTTGTATCCACAATTTACATAATCAACTCCTGTCGATTGGTCGCCAGTATATGCTGGTGGAGTATCAAAACTTCTTATGATAAAATCGCTTTGGTAATTTGTTTCTGAACTTAAATATTCAGTTAAATCAATGCTTGTTACTATATCAACTTTTTGTGAAGTATCATTTGGAATTGATGGTGTAAAACTTTCTTTTCCAAAAGCATTAGGCACTTCTGTTCCATAATTACTAGGAATTAGTGCACCTCCAAATATATTATATTCTCTATACATACTTGATGAACTTCTTTGATATAATTTTAATTTCCTTGAATATCCCCAACCATGATTATTATTAAAATAAAATTTTGTAGGATAATGCTTTATAGTTACATATGCACTTACTACTGTAAAGTTCTTTGGCAAATCGGCAGATATCGTACATGAAGTTGCAACACAAGCACCAGCGGTAAGTTCGTCAACTTCAAATCCTAACGCATCATAATATCCTTCTGTGTTCATAGCACCATAAACATGAGTAACTTTGCCATAAAATTGTAAATTTGTTATTAAACCTTCGCCACCAACTAGAGAAGCACCGTCTGCCAACTGAATACCTTTTTCGTTTATTTTTACGGTATCATTTGCTATACTTGCATTTCCTTTTTCGTCTATTGAAAATCCACCGTTGATTGTTGTAATTCCTTCAAGTTCTAAGTTCTTTGATTTTATTTTTGCTTTTTCAGGTGTTAAGTTAATAGCTGTTATTACTTCATCTTTTCCTACTTTCTCAGATACTTTTAATTCAATTTCATTATTTAATGTTTTTATATTTGCATTTGTTTCAACTCTTGGTGCATATTGCTTGTTTAATTCATTGTTAAATATATAATCTGCTGAAATATCCCAGTCTGTAAATTCTTTGATGTAAACAAAGTTATTACCTTTAAATAACTGTAATTGCTGAGTATCGTCTATTATTTCTTCTACTGGCTCATCGTATAAGCTATATTGACCATTTTCGTATTTTACATATCTTATTAGTTTTACGATACTTATACCTTTTTCTGTGTCATTTTCAACTCTGAATATGTCGTGTTTTCCTAAATATTCTCTTAATGGATTAGCTATATAAAAACTATATTCTTTTATGTAACTTCCATCAGCTCTAGGATATAATGTCGAACTTGGATAAAGTGTTTTTTTAGGTAATATAGGGTCAGGTATTGAACCTCTACTTGTTCTGCCAAATACTAATGTTAATGTAGCTCCACCTTTTTTAGGATATAATTTTGGGCTTGGATAAAGTGTTTTTCTTGGATACATTCCTACTACATTTTTTGCAATAGCTTCAAACTTTAATATGTTTGTTGGTAAAGCATCTTCTAATACTATTTCGTCAATTCCTTTTACTGACTTCTTAAAATCATATATCTTTGATACTTGTTGAGAAATTCCACTTAAACTTGTTTCTTGTTTTGTTAGTTCATTACTAAAATCAGTTTGCTTTTCTATAACTTCTGTTATTCTTTGATTTGCTTTATCAACCAATAATTCAGTATGTTTTAATGCTTCTATCATTTGTGGAGTAAATTGGTATTTAGTTTCTGTCTTTGTCGCAGCAGGAGCTTCCATACTATCAGAAATTGTACCAGTATATTTTATTGTATGATTTAATAAATATGTTTCAAATGTTTCATTGTTTAAATTTGTTACTTTTATTTTGTCTCTGCAATTCAAATACATATAACCTATCATATCCATTGACATTGGAATAAATCTTAAACCAAATAATTTTTTTCCTGCCTTAATTAGCTCTGCTCTTTTAGATTGAGAATAAGCTAAAGGATTATCAGAAATAACAAGCTCTGTTTCTCCATTTGGAATAAATGGTTCATAATTTATATCAGCTTTATTAAGCATTACATTTTTAATTTTATATGGTAGTGGAGTATAAGTGCTTCCTCTTATAAAAATAATTCTAATATATTTAGCTTCTTTTATTGCGTTTCTATATTCATTATTGCCGCCAAAATTGGCTTTTATATTATTTTCCCCATTAAGATTTCTATGTGCATTTCCATTGCTTTTTATTACTTTTTTGTTTTCATCTAAATACTCAATAGTTATATGAGTTCCATAATTGCTTTCATCAGAATTACTTATGTAATTCAAATAAAGGCTATTGTCAACATCTTCTGGTTTTATAAAAATAATTTTTGCTTGTGAATTTGAATTAGGTAATACTATATATCCATCTTCTATATAAGCTCCATTAGTTAATTCCCATTTTTCAATATCAGGACAATAATTTTTTCCGATTGGATAATTTATACTATCTTCATCTTTTAATGTTACATTTTCTCCTTCTACTTGACTATTTCTTAAAACAATTACATTTATTGGACCATACATATCCTGTTTCTTAAAATTATAATAATTATCAGCAGTTAATGTTTCTGCAACTTCATCTTTTTTCTCAAAATCCATAACTATATCATTATCTTCATCTATTCTAGCCCAATTAAAAGCCATTTGTGCTATTGCTTTTAATACATCTCTTCTAGTAGTTCCTTCTTCAAATTGATTATTTTCTACAATAAAATTTTGATTTAAAAATGAAGTTACTTTTGTAGATAGTCCTGATTGAGCCACAAGGTCATCAAATAACTCTTTTAATGTGCAAGGGTATGTCATTCTATCAACCCAAGGTAAATTTAGCTTTATCATATAATCTAGTGCTTCAAAAGAAGTATTATCATTTACTTGGTCATTTTCTGGCTTTTGTACTATAAAAGTTCCATACTTTATATATTCAGTAGTTCCATCTTCTAAATCTACACCTAGATACAATTCAAATTCTCTATCTTGTATGCTAAAAGAGCTATCCACATTGTTAAAATTACCTGTTACTCTTTTTGCAACTGTACCTCCAATAAAACCTTCATCAGGAACATATCGTAATTCTTCAAATGTGCAATCTTTTAAATAATTATTTTCATCTATAATCATTTCTGGTTTTGTATCAGTTGCTAAAACTTTTAAATATCCCCTTGTTACTTTTCCACTTAATACTCTAATTTTAGCTTCATTAGAAAAATTATACATAATTCCCTCCTTAATGTTCTATTAAACTAAATTGTTGGAAGTCAATCATTCTTCTTCCTTCATAAGTAGTAGGTTTATATGTCAAATCTGTGTGATACATTATTGCAGTTTCATATCTATCATAATCTTCATTATAATATTCAACTTCTAAATACATATTATCTAATGCTGAATAATATGTTCTAAATTGTTCTGGCGTCATTACTGGAAATTGTATAATTAGTTTTGTAGGTCTATGTGGCAATTCTTTTATTATTAATTTTCCACTTGCAACTCTTCCAGCATCTGTAACTTGAACTAAATGAGGTTGTACTTCAAATCCATCTCTTTTAGGAAGAGGAGAATTAAAGTAACAACTCCCAATCCTAAAATACCAGCCTTTAAAATTACTCATAATTCTCCTCCTATACTTTTATTATATTTGTACCATACATATTGTTTTCACTAGAAACATATTGTCCATATCCAGAGTAAACTTTTTTATTTCCAATGTAAACATTTACTGGTTGTCTTTCATTTCCTCTATTTTCTTGCATAGCTTGGCTTACACCTTGATATGCAGCTTTAGCAATACCTGCTTCAATTTGGTCATTGTTTGCAACTGCTGCTTTATTTCCTATATTTCCTACAAGTTCTGGTCCTGCTTCTCTTGCGATAAACATTTGACCTGTTTCTGGGAAACCACCATCAGCAAACCAGTTGAATGAAGGTAATACCAATCCTAAAGCTGAGAAAAGACCACTATTTCTTGATTTTAAATTACGCATAGTTCTTGAAAATACATTGTTTAAACTTCTTTTAAAAGAACCATCATTTACTTTTAAACTATCTGAAAAACTATTTCCAGCACTAGAACCAATACTAGATGCAGTATTTGTAATTGCCCATTTTCTTCTGTTCATTGCATTATCAAATTGACTTACAGCTTGTTCCCCTGCTGCTGTTGTATTAACATTACTTTTCATACTATTATTAACACTTGTTGCTAATGTTTGAGCACTTTTAGCTGCCTCTGGAGCATGACCTTGAATAGAAGTTGTAACTCCTTTTACGGCAGTATCTCCTGTATCTATACCAGCTTTATTTACATCATAAGCTTTTCTATATATTCCATCAATTAATGTAGATGTCATATTATCTGCTAATTTTTTTGAAGCATCAGTAGCCTCTTTACTTGGTTTAACACTTGCCAATGGATTATTCAAATCATCATGTATTGCTTGTATTTCTTCATCTGTAAACTCGACTGATTGACCTTCTGTATCTTTTATAATTCCTCCAAAATCCATTATTTTAGCTAATAATGCTGTTCTTTTTGATGGAGCAACATTTTTAAAGTCGTATAGCATATCTCCTAATGTTTTCTTTTCTTCCGCTGTTAATTCTAAACTTTCTCCTTGTTCATTTTTAATTTCAAGACCATATTCTTTTACATGTTTAATTACTTTTGCTTTTGCATCAGGACTTAATTCTGCATAACTAGACCAATTATTATCTAATATTTCTTTTTCAAAATCTGAATATTGTAAGCTATCATTAAAATTAGTTTTTATATCATATCCTGCATTTTTTAACGCTGTAATAGCTCTAGGAAGATTTACATCTTTACTTGAAATTAATTCATCAACATATCCTTTGATAGTTTCTCCACCTTTTCCTGATACATCAACATCTCCAATTACTTCAAGATTTTTATTTATACTATCTACAACATCTTTCATATCATCGGCAGTATCTGCTCCACTTGCTGCTAATTCAGCTCTAATAGTTAGCCAAGTTCCTTTATAATCTCCTTGTATTTCTTCTAAATGCTTTTGATTTTCAGCCATCATCTTTGTTTTATCTTCTTCAAGAGCTTTTACTAATGCAGTATCTCCTTCGGCTTGTGCAATTAAATTATCATAATAATTTTCTATTTGAGTATTAGAATTCTTTATATTTTCTACTTGTTCTTCATATATTCCTGATAATTCTTCTATATATTTTTTTGCTTTTTCTGGACTTTCTAAATTTATTTTTAAAGTAGTTGAGTTCATATTATCTGAAAATTTTTTAAATTTAGTTTCAGCCTCTGATACTCCATTATTTAATTTAGCCATTTCTTGTAATAATTCGGCAACTTCTTTTCTATACTCTTCTTGTGTCTTGTTACCATTTCTATATGCAGTATTTAATTGTGTCATTTTGAATTCTAAATCAGCTACTTTATTTCCTTGTGCTTGTTGTACTTTTATTGCATTATCAATCATTTTTTGTGCGTTTTCATCATCAATTTGTCCAAGGTTCTTTAATTGGTTTATATTAGTAATTACTCCTGATACCATTTTTGCTAAATTTTCTTGTGCTATATCTCCAAGTTGTTGGAAATTACTATTCATACTATCAAAATCACTATCAGTTGCACTATAAAATAATGATGACATTTTTGCAGAAAGATTTTCAATACTTACAGCTGTTTCATCAAATTTTTCGTTATTGCTATCTATATCTTCTCCAGCACTTATTATGGTATTTGTATATTTTGAAGTTTCATCATTTAATTTAGTATAATAATCAATAACTGCTTCCATTGATTGACCTTGACCATCAAACATTCTTGCTAATGCTCTATCATCTGCCATTTCTTTTTGTGCTTTATTATATGCAATTACTCCAGCAGTTACTGCTGTTATAGCTGTGATTACTAATCCAGCAGGACCTAACATTGCATACATTGCAACTCCAGCCGCAGTTATAATTGGTACTACATTTAGTAATACAGTTCCTAAATCTGATGTTCCTTTTGTAAAGTCCTTTATTGCACTATATGTAGTTACAAATACTCCAACCATAGCAACTAAACTTACTTTGAATTTTTGCATTGGAGTTAATGCTTGCATATATCCTTTAAAAGAACCCCATAAAGATGAAATTGCTGCTGCAAATCCTCCTGTGACTGTTGTAGCACTTGAAAAAGCACTTATTGCTAGTTTCACAGCTCCAATAATTGATGTTAATAAAGTTCCAACTGTTTTCATTGTTTTAAATTTTGATAAAAATTTTGCAATCCAACCCCAAGCAAATGCAGTTAAGAACATTGCTCCTATTCCTTTTAATAAAGGTTCAAACTTCTTTAAAATAGGAGATACTTTATCCCATAATCCTTTTATTTTATCAATAAATTTAGAAATTTGTTTTTTTATTTTTTCTAGTTTTTGTTGAGCTAATCCAGTTAAAGCATCATAATCTGGTAAAGGAATTCCTAGACTTCCGCCAACTCCTCCTGCACCAGCTCCTCCTCCTGCTCCAGCTCCATTATCTTTATCAAATGTAATTACATTTAATTCATCAAATTTATTTAACATTCTGTCTAGTTCTTTGTTTGTCTTTTTAGCAGAACCTCCAATATCTCCAATACCACTAGAAACTCCACCAAGACCATCACTTAAACTTGAATAGTCTACTTTAGGTAATGCAAATCCAAAGAATTTAGCAATCATATTAGCTAATGCAGTTAATGCTTGTGTTATTAACATAATATATGGTATTGCTGCTGTTAGAATTGGAATAAATATATTACCAACTGCTCTTGCTAAAAGAGTAAATTGTTGTTGTAATACTCTTAGGGCATTAGCTGGTGTTATAAGTGTTCTAGCCATATCTCCTTGCATTTTTGTAGTTTTAGTCATTATTTGATAATATAATAATTCAGTTTTTTGAGCTCTTGTCATAGAAGCAACTTTTTTGTCTATACCTAATGTATAAGCAGTTTCTTGTAATGTAGCTTGGTCTAATGCAATACCAACTGCTCTCATTGGTTCAATTTCTCCTGAAATACCAGATTTTATTTTTTGCATCGCTTGGTCAATTGGTATATTCAAAAAAGAACTCATGTCATAACTTAATTGCGTTAAATTTTTAGACATAGTATAAGCAGCTTCATTTGTTAGCCCAAATCCTTCAACTAAAGAATTAAACATTCCCATATATCTCATAACATTAGATGGGTCTACCCCTAATGCTGCTGAAAATTTATCAGTAAATTCTTGAGCTTTTTGAGCTGCTTCTCCCATAGATACAGTAAATAAGTTCATATTTTCTATGTAGGCATTGCTTTCATTTACAAAACTTCCTAATACACTACCTAACCTTTTCATTGTAGCAATTAGTAACCCACCTTTAATTGCTAGTCCTGATATTCCACTAAACAATCCAGAAGAAAAAACTCCAGATGATTGTTTCGCAGTTTTAGTTGTACTACTTAAAGCAGAATTAATTTTACTAACATTAGATGGTAATGCAGAAAAAGCAGTAGAAACTTTTGTCATTTCTGTTGCCAAAGGAGATAAAGCATTCATTAATTCTTTTATTTTTGATGTAAAATTAGATATTTCCGTACTACTTAATTTTTTACTAATTTCAGGTATTTTTTGTAATTGAGTAAGCATAGAACTTAAATTAGTAGCTTTAGAAAAACCTGTTAATCCACTTAATGAAGTTTGTATTTTTTCTATACCTGTTGTATCAATAGAAAATCCTGATGTTATTTCTTTTACTTTTGCTAAATTTGTACTAAAAGAACTTAATCCTTTTAATCCAGAATTTAAAACAGATGTTAATTTTGTTATACTATTTGCTAAATTTTCTAAATTTGAACTAGCACTTTGGGAATTAGCACCAATCTCAATACTAACTTCATCAATAGTAGTTTCCATATTTCCCACCTACCCTTCTTTTTGAAATTGTTTTTTAGTGGCTCTAGCCCAGTTCGAGAAAAATATTTGTGCTTTTAATCTTTCATTCTCGACCTCTTGTGCGGTAGGCTCTTTTTTTCTTTCTTTTTCTTCTAATTTTTTTTCATATTCTTCCATTCCCCAAGGAACTTTAGGATATGGCAGAGGCTTCGTTCCTGATTTAGAAAAGGCATGTAATACAGGAGATACATCACACAATGCCTCATATATATACATGCCTTGTTTCCAAATATTCCATTGGTCCATTTCGATTTCTTTATCAAGTTTAACTTTATAGGCTTTAAGATACATTTTAGTCATTGTAACATCTTCTCGCCAAAATTGTTCGTATGTCATTCCTATGCTCATAAAATAAGGACACAATTCTTGAAACTTTTGATATAGGAAGATATGCTCTGCATTGTTAGATTTTACCCAACTATCTTCCAATCTATGTTTCCCTTATCGCCAACATTCTCATCATCGGTTAAACTTTCATAAGTTTCCATAATCATTTCAGCAATTACTTCAATTAATTGTTGTTTATTTTTAAATCTATCATAACATTCATCTATGAAAGCTTTTTTTACATATCTATGATTTTTATAGAATAATCCTTGGAAAGCTAATGGTAACATACTCATAGGCTTTGATGTCATTTCGTTGACATTGAAACCTTGTTTTTCTAATATTTCGATACTCTCTCTATTATATTCCAATACATATTTTTCGCCATTTTCTTCAAATTCAATTTTCTTATTCATATTTTTACCTCTTTTCTTTTATTTTATTTTATCCAGCTGTTGGTTTAGCTGCATCTACTGGAGCTCCAGTAGGTGTTATATAGTTTGTGATTTCTAATACAGAACTTACAGCTGCTTCTGGAATTCCCATACTTGATGGATTTCCTGTAAAATATAAACCATTTGTTAGCCCAGGTATATCAATTAAGAACCAAGTTGCTTTATCTGCGGCTTTACCTGCTTCATATTTTTCCATTAAATTTCCCCACATCTCAACTAATTCTTGTGTTAAGTTGAATATAAACTCTAAAGCTCCTCCTAAATCTTTTAAACCATCAATATATGTTTTATATTCTGTTTGATTTAAATCAGTTGTTTCTAGTGTTTCTGGTGCAGGGTTCATTGATGGAATACTTTTAACTCCTACTAAATCTGTGTAGGCTGTTTTTACAGTAGGTCTAACTCCTTTTGTTTCTTCTACTGCATAATATAGATGAATACCAGCTGTACTTAAATTAATAGCCATTTTAAATTCCTCCTTCTTAACTTCTTGCATATATTGTATTAGTATCTAAACCAATACTACAAGAATATCTTAAAATATATCTTATGACATCTTTGTCATCTGCCATTGGTACTATTGATGGTGTTCCAACTCTACTTAATTTATAGCTTGGTCCAGTTAAAAGATTATTTACAATCTTTCCCATCAACATTGCACTTTCAGTAGCTTCTAATTCAGTAGTATTTCTACTACAACATTCTATTTGATAAGATAAATCTGAAACATGTTCTCCATTATTATCAGTAAATTTAGAATTTTCTGTATTTTGAATTTCTAAAATTGTAATTAATGGATAATTTATTTCAGGAACTGTATCATAAGCACCTTTTACCGTTGTGTTTTGAAAGTCAGTCAAGGTCAAAGTAGTTTGTTTTATCACATCTTCATATTCTATTGGTTTTTTAAATTCTTCTTTTATGTCTTTTTTTAATTGTGGAATTAAAGTTTCGATAAGACATCACTCACTTTCTGCTTAATTATTTGACTTTTTCTATTTCTTAAAGACATCGCAGCATTAAATACCTGTTTCCCAGCAGGAATACCAGTTGTATATACAGTTTCTCCATCTTTATTTTTATAAGTCCAATATTTTGTTCCTATTGGAATTCCTGTATTTTCATTAACTTTAACACTAGCTCTTCTTATTTTTCTACCAGTATTATATCCTGCCAATGGGTATTGACTTTTATATGGGTGTGGGCTCATTTCTCCTTGTGTACCTGTTCCAAATTCATCATACAAAACTTGACTTCCTCTCATTCCAACTTTTATCTTATTATCGTGATTTTCCTTGAAAGTAGATACATCATCATTACCATCTTTAAATTGAGTAGCAGACAAATTATTATCAATTTCACTTCTAGCATAATCTGCTAATTCGTTTTTGATATTATTAGTCGCTTGGTTCAAATTAGCTTTTAAATTATTTATTTTTTGTAATAAATCATTTAAACCTTGGTTAGATAATGGAACTTTTATATTTTTCATTTTTGACCACTTAACTTTCTTAACTTAATTTCAGATTGATTTAATGTATTTGCTGGATTACCATCAACAATATAATCAGCACCTTTACATAACTCATCATATTCTTTTGGTGGTAAAACATATATATAGCACTTATCTCCATTTTTAAATAAAGATGCTTCTTTTGGTGTGCATTTTATTTTTAAATACATATAATAATCTTCGCCTAAAGTTAATCTTTCTCCAACACTATTAGTTGGTTGATAATTAAGATTGCATGGAATTGGCTTATCAAATTTAGTTGTGTTAGGAATTTTTTTACACAAGTAAAAGGGTCTTTTGTTTCTTTTCATACAAATCATAGTTCTCTAATCCTCCCTAATGGTACAATTTCTTTTAAAATATCATTAGGAAATTCAGAAGCTCCAGCATAAGTCCTAGAAACTCCATTTTCAGAATGTGCGAGTTGACCCTCTGCTCCCATTTTTGAAAAAGAACATATAGCAAGTCTAACAACAATTCCTCTATATTTATCTTCAAATAATTTTTGGTCAGTTGATATGAAATGCCTTCTGTCATTAACAGCCTCAATAGCATTTTCTATTTCATCATATAAATCATTATCATTTAATTTAGAAATATCAAATCCTCTATTTTTTAGCTGTCTTTTTAATTTTTCTAATAAAGAAGAAGCTTCTTCTGTATTTTTATATTCTTCAAAAGTCATCATATCCACCACCTCTTTTAATCAATATCAATAATTTTGTCCATATTCATTTCTAAACTTTTGCTAGAGCCTTTTTCAGAAGATAATTTATTTTTATTTAAATAAAAATCTGAAACTGAAACTTCTGTAATTTCATTGCTTTTTGGATTTTCAATTCTGGTTTCTCTTCCGCCGACTGGCTTAACAGAATATTCATTTCCTTTTTTTTCAACAGAAACTTCTTTGTAATAGTTGGCAACTTTTACATAAGGTTTTCCATTAATTACATAAATCATTTATTTTTCCTCCTTATTTTTAGATTGCCTATTATTTTTCTTTTTATCTTCATCTTTAATATTATTAGATAACATACCAAGTATGTTTTCTAAACTATTATTTTTTTTTTCATCATCATCTTTACTTTTGTTATTAGATGCTTCTTTATTTTCATCAGGATTTAATTTAGGCTCTTTTTTATCATCATCTGGCAAATTACTTATGTTGTCTAAAAAATCGTCTAATTCTTTATCCTGACTTGTTTTATCGGCATCTATAATTGTGTTTTTTTCAATGTCTGATGTTTGAATATTATCGTTGGTAGAAGAAGCTTCTTTTTTAGCTTCTTCTTTTTCATCAACGATAGTATATCCCATTATTTTAAACATTGTTTCATAAGTATTTTTAGAAACTTGTAAAGTATGATTTTCTTTTTTTATAGTAATCATTTACTTCATTCCTTTCTAGGCTACATCTCCTATAATTATTTGGTCAGCAGCTTCAAATGATGGTAAAACTACTTGTGATACTTTTGTATCAACTGAAACTGGGTCTGTTGTTTTTGTAGTTGTGATAGCAACACCTGTATCAACAATTACAACTTCTGCATCAGTAGCACCGCTTCTTAGGTCTGCTTCTTCTGGTGTAGTACCAAACCAAGTATTTCCTAAGTCTCCTTCTGGTATCATAATAAATAAATCTTCTGGTAAATATCTTTGAGCTTTACCGCTTTCATCTAAATAGCTTTTATCATATACAGCTATATCAATGTTAGCATTTTCTCTGAAATAATTTCTAACATTCTCTTCTGTTAAAGTAACTTTTCCGTTACTCATAACATAGATTGCTTCTTTTATTCCTTCATTTTTCATCAACATTCTTAATACTTTTCTTGAAGTAACTGCTCTTCTTGGTCTTGCAAATCCTTTGTTTTCAATAACATCTTGCATAGCAGTTATGTCATCTAAAGGACTAGAAGTTGGGTCACTCCATAATTTTGTTGGTGTGTATTTTTGGTTGCTTTCCAAACCATAATCATAAGAATATTCTTGACCATTATTTGCTAAAACAACTGTACCAGTAGAAAGTAATTGCATTCTCATTCTTTCTCTTGTTACTGCTGCTGCATCTAACAATGTAATAGTATCATCAAAAATATTTCTTAAAATTGTATCAACATAATCAGCATTTCCTGCTTCAATAGCAATTAATAATTCTTGTCTTAGTTCTTCATCAATAAGCATATCATTTTTAAAGAATGGCATTTTTGTTTGTACTGCTTCAAATCCAATTCTATCTTTTTTAGTTGATTTAGCATCAAAAGCAGAAAGACTTAAAGATGTTGACAAACCTTTTGCTCCTTTAATCCATTTTAAATTTAATCCCATTTTCTTTCTAGCTGGGAATAATTCATCTCCCAAAAATGGTTGCATATTTTTATCAGCTATTGTTGTATTGTAGTATGCAGCAAGAGCTTTAGCTGTGAAATAATCAAATATAGTATTTCCTTCCATTTTTATTTTCCTCCTTTATTATTCAGTTCTTTTTTTACCACTACCAGTTAAAAATGTAACTTTTCCTGATAGTGCAGTTTTTACATCTGCTGTTATTAATTTAAAAGTTTCAGCATCTAATTTGTCTAAATCAACAAATCCAAATAAAACGATTGTACCGTTTTCATTTCCAGCTGTTACATCAACATCATGTAATAATATACCTACCGCATTAGAAGTATCAGCTGCTCCTTCACTTCCAGCAGTTGTTGTTGCTTTTTTAAAAGCTGTATTTCTTGCTTCAATATCTCCTGTGATTGGAGTTCCTGCTTTTAATATTTTCTTTCCATTGCTATCAGCTGTAACTCCTTCATTTCCTATGATTACTCCAAAAGAAACCATTTGGCTATCTGCTAACATAATTTGTTTTGGATTTTTTGGATATTTTGTTTTAACTACCATGTTTGCCATGTTAAATTACCTCCTTATTTAAAATAACTATTTTCTTTTTTAACACTTGTATTAGCTTTTGCTAATCTTTCTGCTCTTTCCTCTGCTTCTGTTTTGCCATTATCTCCATTGCCATCTCCAGATTTAAAGTTTCCCATATCTCCAAGTTTGTTTTTTGTAATATCAGCTTTACCTTTTTCATAAGCTTTTTCAACAAGGGTATTAATATAATTAGCAATTTTAGAAGTTTTTACTTCATCTTCTGATGAAATCGAATTTATAAATTCCCCAAATTCTTTGTCATTATCTGCTATTCCAGTATTTAATCTTGCTTTTGCAGTGATACTTATAGCTTTATATTCACTATTATTAATTTTCCCCTCAAGAAGTTGTTTTTTTAATTCTTCTAATTGGTCCTTTAAAGCTTGGTCAGCAGCTGCTTTCTTTTCATCATCTGTCATTTTGTTTTGTAATTCAAGATTTTTGGCTTCTAAAGCATCTTGAAGTTTTTTCTTCTCTGCTTCTGCCATTTCTTTGTTTACATATTTTCCATCTCCTAAAACTTGGTTTTTAAAAAATGCTTGGATTTCTTCTTGTGTCATATCTTCTTTATAAGCATCTCCCATAATCTGTTTTAACATTTCTTCCATAATGGTACTCCTTTCTCTTCAACCGTGATTATAGCCCTTCTCTGGGCAAGGTCTATCTACAAATATAGCCATTGTAGAACTGGCAATTTATATTTTCAGCTTTCGCTGTTAATATCTATTTTTCTTCTTTTTTATTATGTTTTTCACTAATTTTATTCATATTGTTATTATATGTTGTGCTTTTATATCCTGTATTTTCTTTTGCTTTATTTTGCTTTTGATTTTGATTTTGATTTTGATTATTATTTGATTGTAATACTTCTTGCGTTTTTTTCTGTAATTCTAAATTTTGTTCTGCTACATCTTGCCAGTATTTTTTACCTCTATCTATTACTTCAACTACATCTGTTGTCATATCACATATTTCTAAAGCATCTGCTGGGTCTAATGTTTTTGTTCCATGCAATGTACTAAATGATTGTGCTTTAGTTTGTAAATTATCATTTTTATTTCTAGTAAATTTTACATCTAAATCAATTGTTTTAAAGTCTATTTTTGCCATTCCTAATAATTGTAATATTTTTATAGCAACCGCAATTTGCTTTTTCTTTGCTATTTTAAAATAACTTTCTTTTATTCTTGCAACAATTTCTATGTCTGCCCAACCATCTCTTAATTTTACGGCATCTCCAGTATCTCCACCGCCTCCACCTCTTGTCTTTCTATCTGGAATTCCTATAATGGTTTTGTAAGCTTCTTCTAAATATTCTCTTAAATTATTTATTCCCATACTATCTATTTGTTGATATAAGAATTTTGCATCAACATTTTGTCCGTGGTGCTCCTAATAATTCAAGTATTCTATTTTTCTTTGCTTGTGATGTTACATTATCATCTAATTCAGAATTTATAATTACTAATAAACTTTTTATAACATTTTCTACATCATTTACACTATCAGAAGCAATTTGGTTTAAAGCATTCAATACACTTATCGCTACTTCAAAATCTCCCATTAAAAAATTATTGTTCTGAACCATTTGAATTGGGTTTAGTCCGATTAAGTTAACATCTTCTCTAACTTCGTTTCTAGTTCCGCTTAATGTTCCATTACCTTGCGATTTTATATAGAATATTTGTGTATCTGTAAAAGCAGTAAAATATGTATATTTCTTATCTGTCCAAAAAGTACATGATAATCTTACTGGATTTCCTATTTTAGATGATTGAATTACAAAAGTTGATAAAACATCTAAATTATTTATTGATATTGGAATATCTGGCATATAATCGCTAGATAGTTCTTTTGATGGCAATGTGCAAAGATAACTTAATCCACATATTGCTGCAAAAGTTGCAGTTTCATTATCAACTGTGCTAGAATTTTCATATTCAAAAATATCTGCTAATTGTTTTATGTCTTTTCTATATTTTGCTTTTCTTGGAATTATTTGAATTGGCTTTCCAAATGTATATCCAACTATATCTCTTACACTAGAATGTGCATAATTCAATACAACTCTATTATTTATTTCGCTGGTAGAAGGTGCTGCTCTTTTTAATACATCTTGTTGCCCTTTATAATAATTAATTAAATATTTCATATCAATAACATTCAATCTATGAATATTTAAAGCATCAAATAATATTTGAATTATTGTATCTTTATTTATTTCTCTATCATTGAAAATTCTTCTTCGACCTTTACCAATATTACCTGACATTTCGCCAATCACAAAATCACTTCCTATCAACAAAAAAAGCTATAACTTTAATAAGTTATAGCTCTCTGGCTTAATTTCTATTTACGGCTCACAGGCACTTCTTTTAAAAATATTTCTTTTCTACATCTTTTGCAGTAAAGATATACATTTTCAAGTTTGCCTTTTTCTTCTAGTTTGCATAATGTTTTACCGCAAATTGGACAATTGACATTTGTTTTCATTTTAATACCTCACATTTAGTATATTAAAACTCAAAAAAAAAGTCAATAAAAAGAAACATAATTTTTAAAATTATGTTTCAAACAGATTTATTATGGTTAAATTTTTTCAAAATTATATATATCATATCTTTCTTATAATTGTCAATTATATTCCTAAATCTTCTCTGCTTTTTGAACTTCTTGCTCTTCCAACTCTTACACAACCTAATATATTTGTAAATAAATTTGCTAAACTATCAGGAGCATCATCGTGTTGTTTTCCTTGCATATTAGCAGATTGATTAAATTTAGTCAATTCATCTAAAAAGTCATTATACATCTTATGATTTCTTATTATTTTTCTTTCTTTAATTAATAATCTATAATCGCTTTCTGGAACTCCTTTTATAGCACCTTGACAAGCTAGAATTCTATCTAATTTAGATTTTGTTGTAGGAACTTTAGACCATGTTATATTGCATCTGTAATTATATTTCTTTAATTCTTCTTGCACTTTTTCTGCATACATATCTCCACCATTGTTAGCTTCAAAGTGACAAGCTGTTATTTGATATTGAATTATAGCATTTACTACTAATGGTATAGTTTCTTCTTTTTTCGCTTGACTAAATATTACATCAGTTAAATATACATCATGATTATCGTATTCAGAACATATTGGCATTGATAAACTATCTCCACCACCCCAAGCGACATCGACTGCTGCTATTCTTCTTTCCAATCCATATTCTGGTTCTTCTAAAAATTTTGTTAATTCTTCTTCACTAAATACTATTCCTAATCTTTCAATTGGATTTTGTTGAATTAAACATTCAAAGCTAACTGTGTCCATTAAATCTTTATCTTCTAACAAAGCTTCTGTTGTTAATGCAAATCCATATTTATAATTAAAATTAGTTTGATTATTCTCATTTAATCCGTGGTACTCTTACTACTTCTATTCTTTTTGGTGCTCTAGTTTTATAATATTTTATTATTCTTGATAATGGGTCATTAATACTAAAAATAGTACCAATTATAAGCATTTTACAATTACCTTGCATACGCTTTTTTAAAGTTCCAGTAAATTCTTCCCATTTTTTATCAAGTACATCTTTGTTTCTAGCCTCTTCAATATTTTTTATTAAGTCATCTATATAAAGAACATTATGAGCTCTAGTTCTACCTGTTATACCTCCATCAAATCCACAACAATATAATGTATATTCTGAATGTGGCTTTTTCTTTTCATCATCTCTGTAATCTAATGTCATATTTTCAGCACTTTTTAAAACATTCTTTAAGTTAGGAAAAATTTTTTGAAAATTACCATTTTCATCTTCAATTAATGTTATTTCTCCTTGATAAAATTTATCCTTTGCAATTGTTGCAGAATAACTTACCATCATATTTGGTAAATCAGGAGCTTTACCAATGCAGAAAGACATAAATCTTTTTCCAAGTTCAGTTTTTCCAGTACCTTGAGGCATTGAAATTGTCATTACTGCTTTTGGCTTATAATAAAATTTATCTAACTTTCTTGATATTGGACCTAGGACTGATGTCCTTGGTGCAAAAAATTGTTTTTCAGGTGGAATTCCAAACTCAATTGCTATAACATAGTAACTAAATAAATAACCTGCTAAATAATAATAATTATTTTTCATAATAGTAACAATTTCTTGTTTTTGATTAGGGTTATCAACAAATTTTAATACTTTAGGTACTAGTTGTGTTATTTGTATTGCAACTTTGATACTATTAGAATATTCTAATTCATCTTTCTCTGAATTATATATTATTCTATCTTTATCTTTTTCATTTTCTTTATAAAAAAATCTTAAAGCATCTAATTGCTTTACTTTTTGATAATAATCTTTTTCATAAGACAAATGATGCTTTATTTTTTTTATTTCTATTTCATAAGACATAATTATATCTCCTTTATTACATTTCTTCTTTTAATAATTCTAAAGCTTTTGAAATATAATCATTCATGCTTACAAAATTTTTAGTTCCTTTGCTTTTATTGCTCAATTCTTTTAGCCATTGATGCTGTTCTCTTGGCAATCTAACACTAAATCGAATTGTTAAACCTGTTTTTTCTTTATTTATTTTTCTTCCCATGTTTCCTCCCCTTTGGGCTGTAATTCATCATTTATCAGAAGGAATGGCAATTGATATAGTATTTGCATTTTCTTGTATTGCTCTATCTAATATATTGTCAATTTTATCTAAAATTTCAAGAGCTCTTTTTTCATTATCATAATGAACTATTGGATATTTTTCTTGTCCATTTAAAGATGAGGTTGTTAAATATCCACCTCTTTCAACTTCGACTTTATCTTTCATTTTAACCAATGCTTTTTCCGTTCTAAAAAAAATATCCATAAATACCACCTCTAAATTATTATTTCACTAATCTTAAAACATTCTCTATAATTTTCGTTATATTTTGTTTCAAATTCAACTAATACGAAATTAGTATATGTTGCAACTATTTTTCCTTCTTTGTATCTTTTTTCTTTTCCTTTTCTTCGTTCTCCTAATTTATAAGGTATATTAACTTTTACTAATGTGCCTATTTCCATAGAAAGCCTCCTTATATTTATTCTTGAATGTCTGTGCTTCCAAATCCTCCAATTCTTTTTCCACTTGCATTATCATTCATTACTGTATTGTATTGCATAAATATTCCTTGACCTAATTTTTCTCCTGCTTCTATTACTACTGTTTCATTGCTTAAATTATAAAAAGCAAACATCATCTCTCCTTCATTGTCAGGATTGTCTACATAATCAGCATCTATTATTCCTACACTATTTGGAATTACTAATTTTTTCTTTTTAGGATTTGAACTTCTATTTACTAACATCAAGAACTCACTATCGTTCATATAAGCTTTTATTCCTGTTGGCACTAAAGTTGGATTATCTCCTATTTTGTATGGCGGAATTTCAATCTTTTCTGGATTGTAAAAATCATATCCAGCACTTTTAGCTGTACTTCTTTCAGGTAGTTTTTTGTTTTCAATATTTGAAACTCTTTCTACAAATTCAAATTTTCTTATTTTTTGTACCCCATAAGGTCCACTTTGGTTTTCTTCCATTTTTATCTCTCCTTTTTTTCAACACTATTATATATTATTTTTTATTTTTTGCCAAGTGTGTAAATTAATTTTACTATTCCTCTTTCATAAATATTTTTCTCATCATTAACTCTGATGATTTCTTTTTTTAATTCTTCATTTTCTTTGCATGATTTTTCATATTTTTCAAGATTATTTTTATTTCTTTGTTCAAAATTTGTTAAAACAGCTTCTAATTCTTGAATTCTTTTATTCATTTCATTTGTTTTTCCATTTGTATGTCTTAATTGTTCTACTAAACATATATAATCTTTTTCCGCCTTTTCTTTTTGATTTTTCATATCTTCATATTGATTTTTATATTTTTCATTTTCTTCATTGACTTTTTTTATTTCTTTTGAAATCGTACATACATCATCGCTTGACTTTTGAATTAATACTGTTAATTCTTTTACTTTTTTTATTAATTCAGATTTTGTTAATCCTTCAAGATTTTCTTCTACTTCTTTCATATTTTTCCTCCTAATCTATTCTTGGAATATGAATTTCAAAACTCCTTTTTATTCCTTCTTCTATTCTCTTTGCTATTTCTGTTGGATTTTCATTAGTAGAGATTAAAGATTGTTGATAACTACATTTAAATAATTCTGGGTCTAAGCTACATTCTACTGCATATCTTAAAGCATCTGCTGCATCATCTCTATAATCTCTTTTATTATTACCACCAATATATATATATTCTAAGCTTTTAAAATTATCTAATGTTTGCATTACTGTTGTTGCTAATAATTGTGGTGGAACATGAGGACATAGTTTATAAAATAAATCTGCTATTTGTCTTTCTATGTCTTTTCTGGCTATTGTTTGTTTTAATAAATCATGAATTTCATCTTCTTTTTTATTTTCCATAAAATATCTCTACTCCTCTCTTTGATAAATAATCTATATCATTTTGCGAATATTTTTCATATGAAGTAAATTCTATTTTTCCCTCATATACACAATTTATTGATATATCAGAAACATAAAAATTGTTACCATTTATATCTATTTTTTCTTTAGTTATATTACATTCTTTGAATTGTTTTCTTGAATTTATTTTTATCCTTATTCGCATGAAAAATCCTAAAAATGTTTCTGCACTAGCATGAATAGGAAAAACATAAATTTCACACTTATGGTTATTATAAAATTCTATTAATCCATCTAGTCTTTTTAAATCTTCAAATGCTTTGTCTGTTTTTTTTATATTATCAAAAAAATAATCTAGCTTTTTTATTGTTTTTTTAGTCCTTTCAATATCTTGCTTTTTAGTTGCTTCTTCTTCTAAAATACAATCAAAATCTTTTAATAATGTAAAACCTAAACAAGCTATTGCACACATTGCATCATTTGAATATTTATTTTCATTGTATCTATTTTTTAAAGATAAATAAATTTCTTTTACTATATCTGAATTTAAATTTGCTCTAAATCCATCTTTGTTTTCTAAAACTAATAAATTATCCATATTTTCTCTTTATACCTCCATGTATATTTTACCACCATTTTCTTTAATTATCTTTATGAATTCTTCTATTTCTGTTCCTGCTAAAATATTAAATTTATCTGTATGAACCCAAGCTATTGTTCCTTTGTTAATATCCTCTACTGAAAATCTACCCATATCACAAGGTTTTTGTTCAGCCCAGTCATGAGTTTCAAAATATAATGTTTTCAATTCTATTTTATGCTCTTTATATTCTTTTTTATAAACAGGTGGATTATGTGGTATTTCCTCATACCAATGGTCATATGGCTCTTCCGCATTACATTCATAAGGCTTATCGTTCCAATCATCTCCCCATTGCTTTTCAAAACTATCTGTAAACCATGCTTTTTGACCATCTACATAACATAATTTATATTGTTTTTTCATAACTACTCCTTTCTAATCTTCATGCCATTCGCAATCTTGACATTCTACCATACAATATTCTCCTGTTTCATCTTGCTCTTTTTCTATTGTATCATAATCACAAAAACAGTTAAAAAAGTTGCAATATCCATTCATTTTTATTAATTCCTCCTATAAGAAAATCTTTTTGTTTCTATTTTCTTTTTTTCTCCAATATTTTCTATTCTTATTACTTCTTCTGGACTTTCTCTTTCATCATTTTGCTTTATCACTTGTTTTAAATCATGTATTAATTCTACTGCTTCTTTTCTTCCTATATGATGATAAAAAAATCTTTCTGAATGTTTGCCTTTTATTCTTAACCATATTAAATCTTGTGTTGTTGTAGTTCCTATTTCATATTCACATTCTTTCTTCATATAATTTTTCTCCTTTATTTTTCCCAATCTATTTTTTCTCCACAATATGGACAATATTTGTATCTCTTTATGCTTACTGCCTCATATTTAAAATTCTCTATTTCTTCATTACATTTTCCACAGAAGTATCTTGCTGTTATGTTTGGATTTTCTCTATATTCTACTACCTTTGCCATTATTCTAACACCTCCACTATATCTTTATTAAATACTAATAAACTATCACAATCCCAGCCATATAATTCCCAATATAATCCTTTTCCTATTTCTAAATCTAATTTATCTTCTTCACTCATTAATACTTCTATTCCATCATATTCCTTTGCTAATTCTTCAAAATCTAACACTACAAATGGTAATGGAAATATAGCTCCTATCTTTGGCAATGCTAATAATTCTTCTGCTCTTTTTATTGTTAATATATTTGCATCTTTCTTTAATTGGAACTTGAAAAAGTTATCTCTTGCATATTTTTCTCCGAATTCGTTTGAAAAATGTTCTACATCTACCCATTCTCTCCAATCTCCATAAGGTCTTTCTTTTGTTATTCTTGATGCCCATAGTCCTCCATTTGGCTTTACAAAATTTTCTATGTTTTTTATTGGTCTAAATAATTCTTCTTTAAATTCTTTGTTTCCATAATGTATGTATTCTTGCATTTTTTATTCCTCCTCATTTATTTCAAATCTTGCTATAATTGCTTTGCATTCTGCTATCATTCCTTCATAACTCCAGTATGCTTCTGATTTGTATTCTACTTTTTCCATATTTGTTTCTGCTAATTCTATCTCTTTTTCGAAATATTCTTTTAATTCTTCTTTCTCTAAATATTGTTTATTTACTTGCTCCATGGCATAATCTAAATCCTCTTTTGTTATACTGTTTACCATTTCCTCTATTCTATCATGCTCTTTCTTTATTTCTGTTAATTCATTTATTCTTTGTGTTGACCATTTAATCATTTTGTTTTGATTATTACATAATTCACTATATTTGTTTATTATTTTATTGTTTCCCTCTCTTGTATATGTTTCTAAAATTTCTAATAAAAACATTAATCCAACTAATAAGGTCCATACATTTTTTAGTAAAATGCTGAATATTATATCAGTTACTCCACATATGAACATAAATATTATATGGAACTTCGCTCTTTTACTCATCTCTTTGAATTTCATCTTTTCTATTCCTTTCCTTCTTTATATTCTTTTCTTGCAATATCATAATCAATCATACTTATTACTTCACACATTGTTTCATAAGCTTTTTTATTTATTTCTTTCTTACTTTTTCCTAATTTCATACCTACTGGCATTACTTGTGAATTTCTTATAACCATAAATAATGCTATCTTATACTTGTTTTTTATTTCATTTAATGTTTCTTCTCTTTCTTTACTCATCTTCTTCTTCCTCCTCTTCTTTTATATTCTTATTGTCATATAAACAATAAACACATTTTACTATTCCTCCCTTTAAATAGTATTCTATTATTGTCCTTGTTTTTAAATCTATTATTCTTCCACATTTTTTACATCTTATTTTCATTTGTTTTCCTCCTACATTCTGGACATTTATCTAACCATTGTCCTCCTTCTTTTTTACTATATCATATTTTGATACCGTTTTCAACCCCTTTTATTAAAAAATTTACTAGTGGGCATAACTTGCGACCGTGGGGGCTTGCTGGGATATAGGGGGCGGAGTGGGTACAAAATAAAATCTTTTCGGGTGTGTTTTTCCAATTAAAACAAATATTTTTTAAAAATAAAACAAATTATATTTTTTATTTGTAACAGCTCCAAAAATAAAAAAAACAAAAATAAAAATATAAGGTTAAGTAATAAGATATATATATCAAATAATTTTGTTATAATTTAATTGTGTTGATGTATCATGCAGCACACATATATATATAACAATGATTATATAATACATTGTAATAATACAATTGTATTATTTTATTGTTATATATAAATATAAAATAATAATTGTGTTGATGTGAAACACATTACAAGAAGCGGCTTTGTATAATATACACTATTAATATATATACTACTATTTTTCTATATAGTACTATACTAAATTTGTATAGTATGCACATATAAAAAAATATAAAAAAATAAAAAAAATACAAAAAAAACTTGACTTTTAGTGTAGTTTAGTGTATAATATAGATAATGAAAGAGAAGAGAAAAAAACAAGTAAAATGGTGTTATTGGAAAAGTAGAAAAGCCCTTGCAATTCTCTAATAAAAAATAAAAAAAGAAAGGTTTAAAAGGTGGTAAAAAATGTATAATTATTTAGAAAATGTAAAAGAGGACATAAAAGAATACTTAAAAAATAACTATAATGTAGAAACAGTAGAAGAAATAGAAGAAATAGACAAAGAAAATTTATATGATGAATTATTTATTGAAGATAGTATCACAGGAAATTCAAGCGGTTCATATACTTTTAGCACATATGAAGCAGAAGAAAATCTTTGCCATAATTTAGACTTACTAAAAGAAGCTTTAGAGGCATTTTGCAGCGATTTAAATTATTTGGAAAACCCTGAGGCTTGCGATGTCACGATTAGATGTTATTTATTAGGAAATGCAATTGAAGAAGCTATACAAGAATTAATAGAAGAAGTAGAAGAAGTAGAAGAGTAGAAAGGAAGCGGAACAAATGAAAAGAAAAACAGAAAAGAAAATAAAAAAAATATTACAAAAAATAAATTGTGTATTATTATTTATAATTTTAGAATGTCAATTCATGAATTTAAGTATTTGGATTTTAAACAATTGTATTACAACAATAAAATAAAAAAGAAAGGTTTAAAAGGTGGTAAAAAATGAGAAATGAAAAAATATTTGATTATAATTACGACGATATGGGCGGGAGAATAACCGACCAATGGGGAACATATAAAAGAAATAAAAGCGACATAGTAGAAAAACTAAAATATAATAACGAAATATACATTTTTGAAAAAATACTTGAGGGAACATACAACAAGGCTATTGTATATCAAAAACAAAATGAAAAAGATACAAAAATATTAATGAGTTATGATACAATTGTGGCAGTAATTGTCAATGGACATCATTTAAGTATTTTTGGATATTATTCACAAACAACAGCAAGACATATAAACGAGTTTTCATTTCAAAACGGTTTTGGTATATTTTCAAAAAAAGAAATTGAAGAAATAGCAATAAATAAAATATATAAAAGTAAATAAAAAAGGGGGTTTTATTATGAAAGAAATATATATATTGTCACAAATGATATATAATAATTGTGAGGAAACATATAGCGAAATTTTGGGAGGGTTTACAGATTATAGAGAAGCAGAAAAAGAAATGCTAAAACTAACACAAGAAAATATAAAAGATTATAATTTTGTAATTGATGAAGAATGCAACGAAAAAACCTACGATTTAAAAGAAATAATAACAAGATTGTTTTATCATCATCAAGAAAACTGGGACAATTACATTGAAATAAAAATAAATAGAATAATATTAAAGTAAAGAAGCGGTTTTGACCGCTTCTAATTGGAAAGAGGTGGCAAAAATTGGGGTTAATTAGAAGTGTTGACGAAATATCGAAAGAATTACAAAAGCAAAAGAAACTTGAACAACTTGAACGACTAGAAGAAAGAAAAGAAAAGAAAAAGCAACAAGAACAAAAAGAGAATTTGAAAAGATATAAAAGCGAACTAGAAATATGTTTGCAAAAAGAATTCGAATATTACTTTGAACGATTTGGCAGCGAATATATATTTGAATTTTACAACAGAGAGAGAAAAAAAGAAATTTTGGAACAATATTTTGACACAATAAAACAAATTGACAAAAACGGATTTGAAACAATCCCCAGCAAAAAAGAACTTGAACAACATTTTGACAAGAAATATAGCATAATATTGAAAAAAGCACAACAAGAGCAAAAGCAACAAGAACTATACAATCTAAAAACAAGCCCAGAAGCGGAAACAAAAAACAAGTGTGCTTTTAATTGGGGCGGTATTATATTAGCATTGCTTTTCATTCCTGTTATAATATTAATATTGCCAATACTATTTATATTATTTATAATAATTCGGTTGCCTGAAAATAATGAAATAAAAGGAGCTTAAAAGGCTTCTTTTTTTATTATGTTTTTATTGTTTTATGTAAATTTAATATACAAAATAAGACATTTTTATTTTTTATTAATGTTTTTATATCACTACAAAATAAAAGTGCCTTGAAATTGATTTTGGTGCGTTTTAGTGTATACTAATTTACTAATATTCTTTATTTTTTGCAAAAAAATCCCTAAAAATGCCGTAAACATTGCACAAAATTAGTATTTTGCGCAATTTACATAATTCGGCAGAAGCGGAAAATTTTGACCGCTTCTTTTTAATTGGATTTATACATATTTTTTTAGATGTCTACACTTCTTCCTTGACAAAAATACCCTGAAAGTCGAAAGTCTCTAGCTTGTCAAAGTCGTAGAACCTGACAAAGTCGTTAGCCTTCCAAAGTCGAAAGTCTTTTGCCCAATTAAAGAATTACTCATCTTTTATTTCGATAAAGTCTTTCTCATCTACATCTGGAAGTGCAGCAACAACTTCTTCTGGATTTTGTGGGTCAGTAGTAAAGTCGGAAGTTGCTTTAATTTCTTGCACATCTTTCATTCCATACATGTTTTTAGACCTGAAACAATAAATCGCTGCATTTAGTTTGTTCGATTGTGCCAAAATAGCATCATAATTGCATATAAAATCTTTAGCTCTTTTAACGGTGTCCATGAACGGAACTTTCATATTTCCTTGTTCAATTTCGTAAAGCGACCTTCTGTCGTAATCAGTAGAAAGAGCCAAACCGTTCAACCGTAGGAGGTAGACCGTATGATTGACATAATACGAAATATTCATCAATTCTAGTTTCAAGTTCTTCTCTAGTTTTAGGTTTACCATTCTGACCAAGTTTTCTAATACCAATATTAAGTTGGAGAGCAAGTTTAGCGAAATTTATATCTTTAATTTTATTATCTTGAATAGCACCTATACCTGATTTTTTCATTTTTAAATCTGACATAAAAATAACACCTCTTTAAACAAATTATATCAAAGTAGAAGTAAAAAGTCTAGTAAGAAGGGGGGTACTGGTATAAAAAAAGGAAAAAAAGTCAGAGGGGGAGTAGGGTTAAAAAAGAGATAAAAAAATGGAGGGGAGTAGGGTTAGGGCACACCAAAATACACTTTGCCCCAATGCCCCGAAAATTTCCCTATCCGAAAGTTGCTATATTTCAATACTTTTTCAGCTTTTAGGGTAAAAGGGTAACTTTCTTTTAAAATATAATATATAGTATATATAGGAATTATGTAA